ATAGGAATTGACTGGGGTTATAGTAATGATGAATGTGCGTGTGTGTGGGGACTTATCAACGAACCTGATAATGTAATCTACCTGAAGGAAGTATTCTATGAAAAGGGATTGTCTAGTGATGATATATTATTCAAGATGAAAGAAGGGGGACTACAGAAAACCTTTGAGCTGATTTGTGATAGTAGTGAGCCCCGTATGATTGACGAATTAAAGAAGGGTGGGTATTCTAAAGCTCGTGGTGTAAAGAAGGAAGCAGGTTCAGTCCTGTATGGTATAACCGAAATGAAGAAATGGAAACTACAGATTGACGCATCATCAACCAACCTGATAGAAGAGTTAAAGAACTACAAATGGTTCAAGGACAGGTCAGGAAACATCACCAGCAAGACATCAGGTAAAGACCACTTATTAGACGCCGCAAGGTATTTGATTACCGAAATGACCTACAAACCAAAAATTAAATATTCATTTATGTAATTATGAAACTGAAAAGAAACGGAAAAAATTATGACTATGATTACAAAACAATAATCATCAAGGGTCAATACCACAGAGCATTAAATAAAATAGCCAAACAACATAAACTACCCTTCGGTAAAATGATAGGTATATTGATAGAACATTATGAAAGTAGTATTAGGTAAAAAAGAATATGGGATATTACCCATCACGATAGAGCAGTATGAATTACTGAAAACTAACCCCGACATTAAAGCAACGGAATTGATTACGATGATGACTGGTGCTCCATTAGAAGAAGTGAAACAGGCACCCTTCACCCAAGTATCATTTGTGGCAAAGATGTTGATGACTGAATGGCAGACAACAGAAACACCATTACAAATCGTAGTGGATTTCAAGGGTAAGAAATACGGGTTGATTAAACCATCACAACTATCGTATGAAGAATGGATAAACCTTGAAGTGTTTATGGCTGAAAGTCCATTAGATTTGGTTAAACTGGCAACCCATTTATACAAACCATTATCATCAAATAAAGAAGGTGAAGACAGGGAACTTATCCCGTATAGTTTAGATGAATGTATCGCTCGTCAAAATGACTTTAAGCAGTTCCCTATAGCTTGGGTATTTGGTGCCCTTTTTTTTTTAACAATTTTCGTTCAAGAACTTACAAAAGCTTCCCTATCATCTATGGAGACGAAAATGACCGAGAGCAAAGTAAAAAACAATCAAAAGCCAAAGATACTACGCCACAAGAAGTCCAACAATCCGTAATTGACTTCTATTACCAATCACTTATGCTCTGCGCTCAAGACGATATACTAAAGGTAAATCCCGTTCTTAAATTGGAATTGTTTGAGGTATTAGGGTATTTATCATATAGGTTAGATAAGGCACATAAAGAAAACCAAAGAAACCAAAAAACTATACAATAATGACTATAAAAGATATTATACAATTATTCGGTTATTTCACAGCACAACACCCCATCTTACGCACTTTTTCGTGGGGTAATTTAGCCGACTATTCAAGGGACAATTATATTACGGAATACCCTGCGTTCCACGCTGTTCCACAGCCTTCGTTGGTTGAAAAGAATTATGCTGACTTTAACTTCAACATTTTAATCTATGATTTATTAAATGAATATATTGATGGAGACCCCGTCAATTCTAACCAGTTGGATAGTTTGGCTTTAACTGAAACCATCTTAAATGACTTCTACGCATTCTTTACAAACCAACTTACCCAATACGGATACTTCCTTACATCAACTATAAACTACACACCCTTTATGGATAGGTTCGCTCAAGATGTCTGTGGGGTTGAAGCTTCAATTACAATCAGGGTAGAACAGACAGCTTGTATCCCCGCCTTCGTAAATGAAAATGGATACTTGTTATATCAAAACGGAAACACGATGACTAGTGAAGATTGTGAAGTGGTGAATTATTCTTCCCCTTCTTGTCCTAATGAAACTATCGGTCAATTACCAATCTTTACAGGTGATTATACGGGGGGTTGGGTAGTGTTTAACAATTCAGGTAATACAATCACTTACAGAATAAATGTGAATGACTTGAAGGGTAATTCAGGCACATCAGGAACGAGCGGAACTTCAGGTAGTAGCGGAACATCAGGTTCAAGTGGAAGTTCAGGAACTAGTGGTTCGTCAGGAAGTAGTGGCACATCGGGAACATCAGGTAGTAGTGGAACGAGCGGAAGTTCAGGTTCTTCAGGTAATAATGGAACTGATGGTAGTTCAGGGACTTCAGGTTCAAGTGGAAGTTCAGGCACATCAGCAACGAGCGGTAGTTCGGGAACTAGTGGGTCATCAGGTAGTTCAGGAACAAGTGGTAGTAGCGGAACATCAGGGACATCAGGTTCAAGCGGGACATCGGGTAGTTCAGGAACAAGTGGTAGTAGCGGAACATCAGGTAGTTCAGGGACTAGTGGTAGTTCAGGCACATCAGGGACTAGTGGTAGTTCAGGCACATCAGGGACTAGTGGTAGTTCAGGAACTTCAGGAAGTAGTGGTGTTAGTGGAGCGTCAAACGCTTTGTTTGATTACCAAGCAAAAACAACAATCACAACAGGAGACCCTGGCAGCGGACATATCATTTGGGACAACGCATCACAGACAGGGGCAACAAGTATTAGTGTTAGTGAAATAAAACAAGGTGGGGATAATATTGATGTATTTTTATCATATATTCCATCAGGTTCAACAATCACAATTCAAGATAAAACAGACCACACATTATACCAACAATTCATCGTAGGACAATCTACGGATAATTCTACATATTGGACTTACCCCATAACATTAGTTAGTGGGACAACCCAATTTACCAATAACCAAGATGTCTTATTTATCATCGTAGATAAACCATCAGGAACGAGCGGAACTTCAGGTAGTTCAGGAAGTAGTGGAACTTCAGGTAGTTCAGGGACATCAGGTAGTAGCGGAACATCAGGTAGTAGCGGAACATCAGGTAGTAGCGGAACATCAGGGACAAGTGGCTCATCAGGTCAAGGTTTTACTTGGAAAGGTTCTTTTGCTTTCTTTACCAACTATGTAGTAAATGATGTAGTTTCATATCAAGGTTCAACTTATATTTGTATATTAGCGGTCAATAGTTTCGCACCACCAAATCCTACTTATTGGTCTTTAGTCGCACAAGCAGGAACGAACGGGACATCGGGCTCATCAGGTAGTTCAGGAACTAGTGGTTCGTCAGGTAGTTCAGGGACATCAGGTTCAAGTGGCACGGCATCAGCCGTAGATGTGTATAGTGGTGGAACTTTGGTTGTATCACAAGCAACACAACTAAACTTTTCAGGTGCGACAATCACTAGTGGTGGAACAGGTATAGCAGACATCGTCATCACAGGTGGCGGTGGTGGTGGAAGTAGTAGTGCTTCCTTTGGTGTATCGTTGAACGGAGCAGGGGGACAAATAGCGACAGGTGTGGTAGGTTATTTAACAATCCCTTACAACGCAACCATAACAGGTTGGCAGTTAGTGGGGACACCATCAGGTAATTTGATTGTAGATGTTTGGAAAGACACCTACGCAAACTTCCCACCGACAATAGCGGACACTATAACGGGGACTGAAAAACCAACATTATCATCTTCAACAAAAAACGAAGATTTAAGTTTATCAACTTGGAATACGACAATAACATCGGGGGATATATTCGCCTTTAATGTTAGTTCAGCATCAACCATAACACAGGCAACTTTAACAATTTTTATCACAAAATAATATGGCAATAAGGACAATTTCAGCAGCAGGTGGAAACTATAACAGCACGGCAACTTGGGTAGAAGGTATAGTGCCGACAACCAACGATGATGTGATTGGTAATGCTTCATCAGGTAATTTAGTGGTAAATGTCGCATCTTTGGCACTTACGCTTAATTTAAGTGCTTATACCGCAACATTAGAAATGCGAGCGGAGTTGGGTGTGGGTCAAGACACCTCAGCCATCGGTAATGTTATGGTTTTGGGTTCTGGTATGACTATCACAGCACCACTTGGTATTGTGGGGGTATTGAGGGTTCAACCTTCAAGGTCTATAGGAAGGACAATAATAACTAATGGTTGTTCTATACCATATTTCGCTTTAGGAACAAACCAAAACGCAATCTTTATTACATTTGGGGATAATTTAACTTGTAATACTTTTATACAAAGATTAGGTAATAACAACTGCCAAGCCACAGGTAATCAAATGAATATTACGAATTGGATAGTAAGTGCTTCTGGCGGTGGTAGTGTTGGTAGATTAAATGGAACAACAAAGGTGTATCTAAATGGTGCGAATTGTTCTTGGACTATTGAACCAGCATCATTAAACACATATCAACCCTGCGGTCTTCCCATTTATATTGATACACCTGGCACCCTAACCATAACAAACTTTATCTATGTAAATCCTTTTAGCACAACATCAGGGATTTATTATTTACAGGGAACAATAGTAGGAAATAAAGTTTTAAGAATTGGTGTTCCTTCTTTAATTAGTGGTGTAAATACAATCTACAATATTGACTTAAATGGTGCTGGAACTTGGGATAGTATCGGTATTGGAAATAATAGTGGTAGCTTTCAATCAACCTTAAATCTACAATCAAATCTAAACTTTAATAAGTTATACATATTACCTGATACATCATCAACAACTACAGCAGTAGTAAGATTTCCTGTTAGATTTACAGGAACAGGTGCGTTAAAAGGTGGTGGATTATACACAAACACAACAGCATATTTCAATATTCCTTTGTCTGCTAATACAAGTAATTCTGGTGGAATACAACTGAATACAGGTGTATCACATACAATAGGTTATTTAAGTTCAATAGGGGGTGATGATACAAACTTTAATCGTGTTTTGATTAGGTCAATATCGGGTGGAACACAAGCAACCTTAAACTTTACAGGAAATACACAATCAGTATTCTTTACAAACTTTACCGACATCAACGCATCAGGTGGAAATACCATATACACATATTCAGGGACAACATCTAACACACAAAACATATTACCGATTACTAGTTATGTCCCAACAAGTTCTAACACATTCTTAAACGGATAATCTATGGAAGAAGAATTGTTAAACCTGATTGGTGAATATCTTGTTGATAGTATCAAGAAGCAGATTAAAACCCCTGAAGCTCGTTTTACGAAAAGGGGAAATATGCCGAAGAACCCTTCAAGATAT